ATACCGTTAATCTTGAATATTTCGTTCAATTGTTTTACATAACCAAATACTCTACGCCTTTCCATTCTGTCATCCATGTAGATACCCAGGCGTATAGTATTAATGCCTGGGCGATATACTAGATCAAAGTTAGGATAGTTAGATTCCAGACCGTGACATGATTCGTAGTTGACTACATTGCATTCAATGTAATCAGGTTCAACATATTCCATAATGATTCCATAATATGGTCGGAGACGAGGGACTTGAACCCCCGACCCCCTGCTCCCAAAGCAGGTGCTCTACCAAGCTGAGCTAGTCTCCGGTGATAACGCTAATCATGAATGAACTTTCGAGGATCATCAAATCTTTCGCACTTGTGAGATGGTTCTGCGTGTTGGTGATAAATGTCGCAGTTACGTTTTTGACCACTGAGAGGACTTAAAAAGCTCCAGTCGATACTTGCATATGCTACGATAAGAAAAGGAAGATATCCGACAATGAGTAAGTCTTTCATTCGATCGCGAGTCATAACTTCTCCTTAAGGCTTGCCCCAATCCAAGCCATCTTCGATAGCATCCTGAGCACATTGAACATATTCTCGATCTTCTTCCGACAATATTGGCCAGAAAGGAGATATTCTAAGTGTAAGGTCATAAGCCTTACGTGGATGTTCTAGGTGCTCGTTGTTTTCCATCATGGCTTGTAACATGTCGAGGCGGTGGTTAATCTTCTCTCGCAAGTCCATACTTTTCCTTCTTATGTAGACTAAGTTTATCTTTGTAACTCATTATAAGAGCGCTAACAGCTAATACTAGAATACCGATGCTTTCAAAAAGGATGTTAAGTGGCTCATCTCCTTTAGTTTGAAGAAGGATCATTCTAGTTAAGGCAGTCATTGCAATAATAAGAGGCAGGGTAACAGGTATGCGATGACTGCTATAGAAGGCACCTACCATTCCAAGTATCTCAGCGTAGATAAAAAGCATAAAAAGATCTGCAAGAGCCATCTTGCCTTGAGTATCAAACATATGAACTATATCAAAGCCTGCAGCCCACACGGTTCCCATAACGATAAAAAGTAACAATCCTTTCTCGACATGCTCAATAACCGTGCTAATATGTTTCAAGTAGTCGAACATTAGTTACGCCTCATCTTTGCATTGTCTATGGCTGTCTGCTTATCAAATACTGGTTGGAGACACGACTTGTGTAATGTACTAATTCCAAGAAGCTTCTGCTCTCCAGTATAAACATTAGTATTAGCTTTAGCTGTATTACAAGATCCATCATCAACAGACTTGTAGACTACATCAGCATCGCGTCTAAAGGTAGTCGGAGCAACATATACTTTTGCAGTCTTACGGTTGACCCTATACTTCTTGTACACCTCACCCTTAGGTTTGGTTTTCTTACGCTTACGACCAGTATAGTCATACTTGCAACCAGTAGAAATAATAGTCATAACAAAACTCCGCTCAATCAGACGGATATTATCTTAAATTATGGCTGTGGAGTCAACGGTCGTATTTTTCGCGATACTTCGCGCGTTGATCTATAAATTGGTCGATATATTCGTCTCTATGACCTTTGTAGATAAGAGGATGATCATTATCAACAGACATTAAGATAACTGTTTGTGTGATAGGTTGTTTGGTCAACTCTTCAAACATCACACAGTAAGCTGATGCTTGCATAAAGTAGTTGGTAATCTGATTTTTGCGCTTTCGACGTTTAGACGTTTTGAAGTCAATAACAGACAACTTACCATCCCACTCACCAATACAATCAACTCTACCTCCAACTTTGAGATAGTGTGAGTACAATGGTACTTCTTGCATAACTATATTGTCTAGATGTTTATCCAGTAATCCTTTGAGAGTGTTAAAGGTCTCAATATTAGCTGGCATGTGACCTTCTAGGTAATCCAGCTCATTGTTAATGTAGTCTTCACATAACTTGTGTACAGCTGTTCCTCTTGCAGAGGCCTGAGCTGATATGCGATTAGCTACATCCTTACCGACCTTTGCTCTCCAAGCAGCAATACCTTCTGCTGAAAGGTCTTTGAGTACAGTAGTGACGGACGGATAAAGTTCTCCATCAGGAGTTTCGTATAGTCGCTGTCCGTCAACTACTTTAGTTTTAAGTTCAGTTATATCTGGTAGAGGCAGATGTGTGAAGTTGCTCACTTAAATATCCATCCTTAGCAATGATGTAATTACGAACCAATCCAGATCTAACAATGTCATCATAACTAAACTCAACTTTCTTAAAATCATCTACATGATTAAGAATTGTCATAAACTGTTCCAGTCCACACTGGTCCCATGGCTTGTCTAAATCTGTTTGACTTGTGTCACCACAGAACACTATCTGACTCTCTAAACCAACTCGAGTAATTATACTATCGAGCTCATGGAAAGTCAAGTTTTGAGCTTCGTCAACTATGATAATACAATTGTCCAACGTTGTACCTCTAAGATAAGAGGTACTCATAAACTCTATTTGATTTTTTGTTTTAAGGATTTCGTAAGCATCACCTCTACCAAACAGCTCTACACACATAGCTTGATAAGGTGTTTCATATGCCTTCATTTTTTCCTTTTCACTACCAGGAAGAAAACCCATCTCTCTAGTAGGTACTACGGACCTAACAACTACTATTCTATCCTGATAATGGTTAGGATCAAATAACTTCTTCAAAGCAAGATACAATGTGATAAACGTTTTACCAGTGCCAGCGAGTCCATGAAGAACCATGTGGTGCTCTTGATCAAAATAATCATAGGCTAGCTGTTGGTTTGGTGTCTTTGCCGATATTCTCCTTAAATTAAGTTGAAACTTTTTGATCGGTTCTTTTTTTCTTTTTATCCTTTTAGGCTTTTCGAATAAGTCTTCGTAAAAATCGTACTCTTGATAAGCTAAACCGAGATCGGACATTGTAACTCCTAGTTATTGTTGTAGTTGGCGTGTTTTCCTCCACTTCGATACAGCGTTTTCAGTCTTTGCTTCCTTCGCTGTTTTTTTAACATAACGATTAGCTAAGTCACTGGAAGGATGAGCTTCAGCTATCCGCTGGAGGTTCTCGTTCCATCCATCATCATTCTTTATTCTTGAGTCCAAACCCACCCCCGCAACAATGTTAATTGCGTCAAGAATATTTTTTATGTGGGGATGTTCTTCGAGGAACTCAACCTTCTCACTATAAGACATAATCTCTTCGAAGGTTTCGTTTGTAGTGGTATCTCGGAAAGTATATGTTGGCATTATCCTACAGCTGCCTCCTCGTGATGAAGAGACGCTTCAAAGGTATCATAGAATACACCAAACACATTTCCTGCATTTAAATTATGGTACTCATCTTTATTTGCAAACCTTGGCACAACAAACTTAAACTTTATGTGACGATACTTCGCAGCCAAGTATTGCATGTACTTAACTCTATTTAGGTTATCGATATAGCGAGAACGCGTTTCAACGCCATAAGCATTAGTACCATCGTAAAGATTTCCAAGAGAAAGTTTAGGTGATTTCAACATAAAGTCAAAGCCCAGACAATACAAGACATTATGATTAGTCTTGATGGCCTCAAGCATTGCATTAACTCCAGCATTGGATCTAAATCTTGTGTGTGGATTGTATTCCGGATCTTCAAACTGTTCCTCCAAAGGAGGAATAATGATACGATTTTCAGGAAACTTACTGGACTTTATCTCTTCTATGATAGGTCTGTCTATAGCGACCAAGAAGTCAGGTACATCATGTTTTGGAAAATCTCGGTATAAGGCATTACAACCAAAGATGGTTCCAAGTCCTTTTAGTTTGGTGAGATCAAAATTGTTTCTGCTTGGTCCGTTACCAATAATATATGCAATCTTACTCATAATATTAACTTACTCGATTGTACCAAACCGGAAGAGTGTACCTTTGGCCTTCTATTACTCTAGATACACCGTGCCGATATTGTACACCATGAAAAAAGATGGTTCTACCTACTTTAGGCTTTATTTCCAAAAGGTCTTCGAATACAGTATCACCACCGTCATAATTATCGTTAAGATAAGTTACAGATGATACTACAGTTTTTTCGTCGGCCAAGTCATAGTGCATACCCATAAACGAATCTTTAGGCCATCTAACTACTTCAGCCCAGCCAACTTGTATATGCTCGTCAAAATATCTTTGGCATTTAACAAACAAATCTTGAACAATGTAAGATAAGGGAGAGGAAGGAATAATGTCGCATACTTCATTATCCATATACTTCCTCTCGGGATAATGATAATGAATACATTCATTACACTGTTCGGTGGACAACAAGTCGTCTATAACAACTACTTTACCCACTTCTCTTCAATTCCAGGAAATGCTTTTCTCACAACACTCTCAGTAATATCCTTAAGCTCTTTAGGTAGCTTTTTGTTCTTCACATTCAAGAGGAGCTTTGCATCATTATGATCAACTGCCTCTAAAAGTTGAATGAACATCTGTTCCCTCTTCAAAGGACGAAGCTGCTCTCCTTCAGGAAGGTTTAGACAATATTTTAGTTTACGAACATCGGCTTTCAACACATTCTGTGCATCTATTCCTTCGTCAACTGGAGTGTAGGGAGGGTCAGTTTCTGGGAGAAGAAACCAAATATTGGGGTTATAGACTAAATCTAAAATCACTTTAATTGGAAAATCATTATGATACTTGGCAAGCGCTTCAGATCTTGCTTTGTTACCATCCAACTTTGCAATTTTCAACAACGTCTCATAAATTGATTCATTCATTTTCTAACTCTTTGTTCATTTTCTTAAAATATGAAGGAGCTCTTCTTTCAACAAAGCTACTAAGAGGATGCTCAATTCCTTTATTGATACACAACGATGCTTTCATTGTTTCCATAGCATACATGAACGTGATAATAAACTCGTCGTTATCTACATCAAAACCTTGTTGATGTAAACCTTCTATAAGACCGTGGCCGACTTGTTCAACATAATCATCAACAAACGCTTTCATAACCTCTGATTCGTAGAATCCATCAACTTCTTGCTCTACTGGTTCAGTACGTCCCGGAAACTTTATTATCTTACCCATTATATATTTATGCTTTACTTTGCAGTATGGAAGCAATCAACCCTTCCCACTGTACGGTTCGACTGTTCCAGTTGTAGAATGCATCTGCGTATGTCTTTTGGAAATCTAATCTAGACTGTAGTTCTGGAGATCCTATCTTCTCAATAGCTGAAGCAAGCACTTGTACAAAAATATTAGCATGTACACTGGGATCTTCATTCATTCCGTATGTAATTGCAAAGCCTGCTGTGGTTTCTGGAAGCGCTGCATAGTCCGGACAAACAACTGCACACCCAGCGGACATGGCTTCCATAACCGCAATACAAGATGTCTCTGGCCAGATAGATGGATATGCAAAGATGTGAGCTTTCTTAAGGGCCTCTCTTACAACTTCATTTGGCTGAAAGCCATGATAGTTAATTTTTGGATGATCACGGCATGCTTGGAATAAATGTTCATAGTCAGCATCACGTTGACCCCAACCATAGATTTCAAAACTAGAGTAAACATCTAATGTAATATTATCGTAATGATTACATAGTTCAACAAATACTGGTACCAATAGGTCTAGACCTCGGTGTGGAGTAGTATGGTAGATCAAATTGATCTCACCGTCACTAGGTTTAACATGACTCTCGATCGGGTCAATACAATTTTTTAAGATAACTGAATTGCTAGGTTGAATTCCATAAGCAAGTTCGTATTGAGTCTTTTGAAAGTTTGACACAAACACCAATTTATCAAATCGTTCTCGTTTCTCTGGGTCTGCTAGATGATTAGATTCGGGATCATTAAACATATCATGAAGCCATAGTATAGTTGGCCTTTCCTCATCCACATCTCTAACTCGACTGCAGATAATTTGAACCTTATCCCTAATTTCTGGATCCAACCTTTCATAAAGACCATACTTCATCATTTCAGTACCGCCCATAGCATCTTTTGATAGCTCGTCAGTAGTTACTCCTGAGAAAGCAAATTCATCATTCAGAATTTCTTCACTGTTATCTTTAAACTTCAATGTCGTACTCATATCTCACCTATGTCCATCTTGGTCCTTCAAACCAAGCTACTAATGATTGTCTAGTTCCAGACGTAATAGGATTCACTCTATGAATGTAAAATGATGGAAAAAATATTACATCACCCTTACTTCCAAATTGTTCGTTTGTAGGTGAATCTACGTCTCTAAACTCAAACCTGCCTCCTACATATTCGTTAGGATGGCTTAACAAAACTATACAAGACAGCTTACGCATAAAACCATTGTTAGACAACAGCTCATCCGCATGCCAATTGTAAAAACCTTTTTCACTTCCATGATATGTAGTGTGTTGAATGTCCTGACAGTTGTGTAAGTTGAATCCAAATGACTCACTATTGGCTTGCCTCATTCCAGCGTTAAGAATGTCATATAGCCAACGCGTATCTTCTTTTTGGTGTATCCACTTAACTTCACTGATACGAATCTCAGGCCTGACATTTTGACTGTTACCATCTTCTGGTGCTCTTCCTACACCAGCAGGTTGAGAATCAAGGGTTGACACATAGTTATTAAGCCGAGCACAGTGCTCTTCATTAAACACGTTCTTAAAATAGTGCCACTTAGGTCCTGTATCAAGTACGTACACTAATTGGTTTCCAGATATGTTTTGAGTTCAGTGAAACCACCAATCAGAACTCCATCGTTTAGAATTTGTGGAACAGACTTTGCTCCTGGCACTAACTTCTTAAGTTGCTCAACAGTTATATCCAAGTCAAGCATAAGCTCATTATACTCGACACCTTTGCTCTCTAGCAAAGTTTTAGATTGATCACACCACTTACAGTTAGGTCTACTATAGATAGTTATCATTGCTTATACCCCACAGTTTCTCGAACAATATCATCACCAACAAGTTCTGCATAATATAACTCAAATGCTACGCAATCCTCTAAAACTTCAAACTGATGATACACTCCTGGAGGTACAATACAATACTCCCCAGCTTCTAATATAGTTTCATCAACAAGATCATAACGGTTCTGCCATTCACGTATCAACAGTCTACCAGCTTCAACATAAAAACCATTGGTTTTGCTTTGATGTGCATGTTTACTACAAACTCCACCCTTACTAGCTTCAATACGATGAAATTCAAGCACGCCTGGTACTAAAGCAATCAATTCTGTTTGTCCCCAAACTTTACCCTGCTTCATACTTATTCCTTATCTTTTATATTCAATTCAATATTAAACGATATTGAAATTCTTTCTTCATTGCTTTCATTTATTCCAACCTTATGATTTAAGAAGGAAGGAAATATTACAACACTTCCTTCACTAGGTACCAACTCAAAATGAGATTGTATACCTATATTCCATAACCTATTGCACAGTGTAAGATGTTCTATAGGACTCTTAAACATAATAGCGCCGCTATCTTTAGGCACTTTAAAATAATAAACTCCTGATAAAGCATTGTGTCCTTGCCAGCCATGGTGATGGTGATCAAATTGAAAACTACCAGGTTGTCCAATGTTGAACCAAGAGTTTTGCAATTTGCCATCGTACTCAATAATTTTATCATGTTGAGTGATCATTGCCGTTATCATCTCTTTGCTAAGCTCAGTTAAAACGTTAACAAGCTCACTCATGCAGTATTTTTCAATTACACTAAATGTTTCATGAAAGGTAGTGTCTATCTCATTATTCCAGACATCGTTATTAGCTATTTTTCTCTCTTCAACAAGAGCCCTTTCGATTTGCTGGATTATCAAATCATTTCTTTCTTTAGGAATAACTTCATACAAAATAGGTATAGAAAAAAAACCATCTATCATTCTACACGCCTTAATGTCTTACTGGTACCTTTTGCAGGAGTTTTAAAAGAAGGTGTGTAAAAAAAGTTTGCTATGTAGTGTCTTGAGTTAGACAAATCGTCGCCCATAAAAATCAAGGGGTCTACTTGATGATAAATGTAAGATGGAAATATGATCATTGTATTGTTGTTACATTCGAATGAATAGTTATCGTCAACAAAGTTTAACGATCCACCTTTGAATTGTTTGGGCTCCTTGTTAAAATAAGATATAGCTGTAAAGTTGTAAGCTCCATCATGATGATATTTGTAATAATCACCATTGCGATATCTTCCAAACTTGGTTAAGAAGTTGCAATACCTTATTGGTTGAGTAATCCTGTTTATGTCCTCAAAGCTCTTACACAATTTTTGTTTAAACATTATGTTATAAATTGTTAAAATATTTGAGTACTTGGTATTTGTATACACCTCATCAAGAAACAAACAGTCGTGTTTAGCAAGTACGTTATCGTTTAAATCTCTTGCACTGCTGATACTTGCATCACTCAGCTTATCTAACTGACATAGAAAGTTTATCTCATTCCATATCAACTCCAAAGCCCCTTCATTAAAAAGATTATTTACTGTTAGATGTGGAAATGGATCAGTAAAAGTTTCTATTACCATAACTCTTCTAACACATCTTCATATATCATTTGAGGAGTGATCGCGGCCATTGCTTTTTTACAATGATCACATTGCACTTGGCGGCCGCAAGGTTTATCGCCAACAAAATAATACATTTGATCGCATCCAGTATATCCAGTTTGATCCGGATGAATTACTCCACCATAAATTACATAGGCAGGCTTTTTGATGGCTGCAGCAAAATGATGAACTCCTCCTTCACTTGTAATTATTACTTTGCTCAAGGACATTATCGCAAATGCAACTCTTACGTTATCTTCTAATATATTAGTTGCATTGTCCAGTAATTTTTGATTATACTCTACGTGACCGGACACATCGTCTACAGCTCTACCTGGTTTAATTCTAACAACCTTTACTTCACGACTAAGTAAATTTGTAAGCTGTTGCCATCTCTTAAAACCCCAGTCCTTATTTGTAGACAAAGTAGTATTCTTAGTATCTGGATTAACTATTACAAAGTCTTCTGTAACTCCATTATGCTCTAAGATTTGTTTAGCTGCTTCAAGTTCATCCTCACTTATAATGTAAGGGGCTGGTTTTGGAGTATAGTTTTTGTAAATTATCTTTCCAGGACCCCAACCCTGTATGTACCAACGGTTTCCTCCTGGCTTCCTAGGTACTTCCATCTTCTTTTTAGGTCCACTATAATCAGGAGCAACAACCCAATCATGTCCGTGCCACATAACGCTGTACTCGCGACCATCATGTATCACAACATCTGGATGCGCTTTGTGGACCTCTGCAGCTTCTCCAAGCCACATTAAGTCATCACCTAGTCCCATCTATTCTTTTCCATACGTTATCATTTGTAAGAGAGAAACTTCCAACATATTCAAACTGTTTCCAATCTTCAATCAAACTAAGCAGATAATCTTCACCAGTGTAATACAAGTGATAAGTAAATCCTACCTTAGGAACAAAGTTGTATCGAGCACCATACACCATTTCACTATCTTTGGCTAGCGATACTAACCGTTGATATTCTTCGTTAAGTTTCTGAAGGGATGCTTCAAAGTAATTAGCAGCTTCTCTACTTCTATCGTTACGAAAAGTAACTGTGTCAGGTAGAGTTATTACTGGCGATTGAGGAGTAGTGCCATAAGGAAGCAGAGCTGTATTTCCGATAGTAGTCATACATCATACATTACTTTAGGAGCTTTGTAGTTACCCCATTCAATATCCTTTTCAAAAACTTCACTAATGAAATCTACAGTTACTTCTGTATGATAGTGATCATAGGAATCAATTGACTTGTTACTTGTATGTTTAATCGGAAGTGTACCTTCCATAAGAGGAGTGTTAGATACTTCTTTTAGCCATGTAGTGTTTAACTTGCTTTGACAAATTAATTGAGGATTCTCGCAACCATCAAACCAATCTAGCTGAGGTCTTTTAGTAATGTGTTTGTCAGCACGATGTCTAGTATTGCATAGCCAATACTCAAATCCACGAGCCAGCACTCTATTGTCTTCAGGAGTATTGTATTTTGGTTTTCTTAGTCTGTGAAGATACATTGACACCATTCTTTGAAATGGATTACGAATCACACCAAACACAGTAAAGTCATCAAAGTCTATGTGTTGGAATTGATTATGCAAGGTTGCCATAGTAATAGTATAGTAGTAATGGTTATCGTCCCATCCAGTTCTTGGCTTACCCATCTTATCTCTGAGGTCTTGTACCTTCTGTATATCTTTAACTCGCTTGAGGTAGTCAAGCATAGCTACACCACCATTCTTGGGTACATGGATAAAAATAAACTTTTTGTTAAGGCTAAAATGACTCATTAGTTTGCTACAAATAGAAAGTCACCATCATGTAGATGGTGTAATTTATGGACAGCGTTAACTGCTTCAGCTATATTGCAGTTAACCATTTTGAATTGCTCGCAGTCAAAGTATTTGATCTGGTAGTTCCTACTATCAAAGAAGTCAAAAATTTCTTCACAATCAAAACCTACTTTATCACACCACGGTTGATACACCTCAACCATCATAGTTGGTCTCCACTTATCAATAGTTTGTTTAGCACCTTCTAAGACATCTAACTCAAAACCTTCAACATCTATTTTAATGAAGCCAACGTTTTCATATTCTTCATCATCTAGGCTAACAGACTCTACATCTATTGGTGTACTTTCAACTAATGGAATTCTGCTTGTCATTGAAAGCCGATGAACATCAACATGGAGAGTGATAGTTGAAGATTGTTCACTTACAGCTTTGTTGATAAGAGTTACTTTTTTCTCAAGACCTCTTAAGTTCTCTGACAGAACTTTGAATAACTCTGGAACAGGCTCGTATGTAACCACATTATTGTAGTTAGCATGAAAGTAGGTTTGGTATCCACTGTTACCTCCAACATCTATGGTCAGAGTGTTGGGTTTAATATAGTCAGGTAGTACTCTAAGGATGGAGCTAGTAAGCAGCTTATCATATAATCCAGATCTCCACTTACGTCTTTCTAAAACTTTTTCAGATAACATATTCACCTCATAATGATCTGAAGGTTTGCTCTTTCGCCTTCATCACACAAACCACCTCTGTGAATAGTTTGTGCTGGGTCAAATAAAATACAGTCTGCTTCTTTGCTGGTATACTTATGTTCGTTATCTAGAAGCAGTTTTGACATGTCGCTACCATCTTTATAGTATCGACCCATAATTACATTTTTAGTCATAATGTCAGGAAATATAGACATTACCTTTCTATGAGCGGGCGAGCTAAGATAATTACCAACACTATTACCACAAGCAATAATTCTTTCAAATTCTGGATGGTACCATCTATTAGACTTTGGGATAGTAGTGAATGGACCATTATACAGTGTTACTTCGTTTAAGTAAACAATTGCTTTCATAACATTGAATTTAGGATCCATGTGGAAAGAAATAGTTTTAGGACTACCAGGAACATCACTTAAAGTTTGATAGTGGTGAGTATCGTTTGGTCGAGCAACATGAAGAGCAACAGTATCAAGTTGGAAGTTTGCTTTGCTACGATTGTATTTGGAGACTGTATCGAAAACACCATGAAGTTTAAACAACTTGTTTAAAAGAGAATGTGCAAGATGATTGCTGTCTAAAATTTTTAGTCTATCATAGGCATCGTGTTTTGAGGGTGACGTTTTTCTATCTGGCTGCTTGCGGAGCTTGTCAATATCTTTTCTACAGGCAGCGACTAGCTTAGACTTTTCGTCACAGTCCAATTTGAAACCAGCGCATCCATCAGCATCAAACTGTTTGTATAGTTCACTATCAGGTAGATCAAGACGGTCAACCTGTTTGTTACAAGACTCAAAATATATTGATGCTGTTTTCTTTATCCTGTTTCCTTGAGCCTTGAGTATTTCTAGCTCTTTAGTATTTAATTGTACTCTTGATAGAATTTGATTAACAAATTTGTCGTAGGCAGTGTTAAACTCGTTTGATCTATAAGAATAGAAAGCATTCTCTAACGGCATTATATTAATGTCATTAGGGAACAACGATTCAGTTAGTCCAAGGTCACTTAGTTGGGGAAGAATTAAACCGTGATTACGGTTTAGATCAGAAAGTATCATTTTTGAAAACCATTCCTCTCATCTGTACAAATCTCTTCAATGCACTTCTCTTTTTGAGATTCATAGTAGACGAGGCTCTTAGCTTTTTAGTATTGTCTGGGTTAAATGTAAAACCATATTGTTTAAATTTATCAACCCAGTAGTCTTCTTCTTGTAAGTTTACGTGATGGTGACCAGGAGTACCTGGCGGAGCGTAAGTTATGACTACTGTCTTGCAAGATTGAAATGCGGGCATGTAGTTGTCCATGAACTTTTCGTATACGTGTTCAACAAACTCTACAGACCAACCAATATCGTAAACACCGGTTAGCGCATTATGGTTCATGTCAATGGCACCAACTTCAAAGTCATGCATCACTATCTTTTCATTTTTTACTGAAGGGTCTCCATCTATCCCTACTGAGTATAGACCTTTATTAGAAGCTAGCTCAACCATACCTCCTGGACCACAACCAATATCTAAGAATGACACTGGTTGATAGGTATCGATCAACCAATCAAGTGCGCCTTCATCGATGTTAGTACGGTTGAGGTGACCACCTAAGTGATCATTTGTTTTAGATGTCTCCATGGTAATCCATTCTCTATTTCATTAATGTGCCATTGACAATAAGATAGATTATACAACCATTGATCGCGAGGAGGGCACACGGGGTTGTCAATATTATCTACAGTGTGAGGTGCTACGTTGTAAGCAAAGCTACCGGGGTTAGTTGCTATGGTTGGCGTTCCGTTGAGAAGTGAGTCTACAGCAAAACCACTTGTGTAAGTTACTGTACATCTAGCTGACTTTAAGGTAGGAATCAAATTTTCTTTAGTACCCATCTGGAACTCAACATTAGGTAACTTTCTTGCTACCTCCAATGGCTCAACGTCCCACGATCTTTCAAGTTGAGGCAATCTAACTATTATTGGCCTGTCAGTTTGAGTTCTTATAGCCAAACAGGTACGCATACACCACTTTTCAATACTTGCGCCTCTTAGTGATGCATCCTGAGGAAGTTGAAGGGCAACTACAATATTATCTTTTTTCGTATAATCATAACAAGGAAGTTTGATGTTAAAATGTTTTCTAATTAGATTCCATCTATCACCAGGTTTAGCATCACCACAATAGAACTGACCAGTGTCGGCTAGGAAGCCTCCTATGCCAATACGGTACCAGTCATCACCCATTACATCCTTGACTGGACCTCTGCCTATTAATGGAGTCTCTAATACAATAAACTTTTTTGCTTTACTTACAATATTACGTTTAACGTTATGATGGGTCATGTCACGATCTTTCCATGACCCAAAGATCACAGCAACATCACAATCATAATATTCTTCATCATATGAAAGGAAAGCATCGTCGCCACTGTCAATTACACCAGTAGCAAACTTCATCAAGGTTTGTTCGAATCTTGGATGATTGGCAGACTTACCGTATACTGTGACTTTCATTAGAGGCACTCACACTCAGGTTATATTAACGACCTATGATGTTATATTGAAAGTTGTTAGGTTCTAGCTCTTCTCGTATTCGTTTAGCATCATATCCATGATTGTACGCTATTGAAGAATAAGTTTTAAATGCCTTAACAACATCTTCTCTTGGGTGTTGCAGAGGTTCACCAGTATACCAACCAGGACGCCAAGGTTGAGTTGCCATGTTAGTAAAGTGTAGTTGGTAAATTTCACTGAGTTGATAGTTTTCACCATCAAGTACATTCCACTTTGGATCTAGATCATGTACCAGATCAGAGTTTCCAGAAAACTTACGAATGAACCTATGATGAGTTTCTGCAATACTTTTCATTCGCTTTAGAGGGATAGCGTGTTGTTCAAAAGCTGCACAATCAAATACCATAACGCAAAACTCATGACCTCCAAATCGAATACCACGTCTAGCTGCAATTGGTTTACCTTGCATGTCAATATCGATTAAATCTGACATGTCTCGATAATTGATCATATCACAATCGGTATAGATGGCTCTTCCTTCGAAGTTACAATACTCTGGTATCGCCCATCTAAAACCTGAGAATGGTGTAGACCACAAAGGGGTGTTCCAACCACCCCAAAAACTATCCACGTCATCTGTTTGTCGCATCCAAACTATGTCTAAATCGCGACTACAATTTTGATTTAAACTATAATCATACACAGCTTCAATTGGAGCATCTTCTCCATTAGAAGAAGAGCCAATAAATATCCTGATATCATCACTCATAATATATCCTAATGTACTGTTGGGCTTGCAAACTCGTCTATGGTAAAGGGTTCAATTAAGTCATGGTTTTCGAAAATATAAGACATTAGATCTGTGTATGATGTGTCATCCATTGCAGTACGATAAAGTCGTAGCGCAATACCTATCATAGTACCAGCTACTGCAACACCACTATGATTTTGACTGCACTTATCCATTGCCATTCTATAGAACTCTTTATACATCTCAACTGTTTCTTCTGTGAGCTCGTTAGAAGTGTCTTGCATATTAGTCTCCAAACTTATAACCGAAGTGGTTAATTTCGTTGCGGAATCCATTGCCTACTATATCTATGAGGCGGTCATTATAGAGGGACGTGTAATGTTTTTTACGGAACCCAGACTTCTTGTTAGTACCGGTTACCATCTCATGGGTAAGTTCCATTCCAAGCTGGGTAAACAATCTTACCATTTCATTAGCGAGATCACTATACTGTAAAACCTCATCAACCATTATCTCATCTTGATGTGCATACAAATTCCAATCTTGAGGAGCTGCAAACCATTTGCCAAGACAGTTGTCAACAAAATATTCAAAATTGTTTTTGTCGTCGTCGCTAACTTTCAAATTGGGTTCTCTTTCAGTTTTCCAATAAAATTCACTTACAACTTTGTCCCACGGATTCCTTTCAACAGTAAACTTAGTATACTCATTCCAAACATCACAACCTACCAAGTCCTTAACCATTTCCCAAGGTCTATGGCCATCAGGCTGATTTGGTAGTTTGGGGCCTATATTTACCCTTGGAGTATCGTCGATCTTGGATCCAGTGCATATATCTTGTGAGTGATCAAAAAAATTGTTAACAATTATACTCTCAATACTAGACCCTGCAGTCTTTTTGGTTTTAATGTATATGAATTTATGACTATGTGATATCAACATGTTTAATATGATTCCAAGCAGTTCCATTTAGTATCTCATCATACGTCCACTGACAGTATGAGAGATCATTTAACCATTGTTGCCTATCAGGCATTTTATGTACTTTATCAATTTCTGAAAGATCATGCACAGCTACTGGTGTTGCCATTGAACCCGGTGACATTGGATAGACAGGTACCCCATAACATGCTGCCTCGGTTAATGCATTGGATGTCCAACCAACAACAGCATGAGCATTATCTAAATCCTTTTGAAGATACTTGCCACCATTAAGACCTTCAGAACCTTGGTTGCTGGACCAATGTACCTCGGGAAATAACTCTACAACTTCTGGCACCATATGAGCTTCGAAGAAGTTAGAGTACATTCCATGCTTTGGATGGGGACGGATTACAATTGGAAGATCCGTAGCTTCTCTGATACGACTGATACAATTATGTAACCATTTGTAATAGGATCCATATTGTTGTATCATTCTAACAAGGCTTGTATCAATAACGTGCTGGAGTACAACTAAGATATACTCACCTTTTTTTTCACGCCATGGTTTGATTTCTATATCATGTTCTTTTTGAATACGGTGCCATCTATCTGGTCCATTATCCATAGGACCAAAATTACCTTCATTCCATAAGAAACTGTTCCAAGAAAATCTAAAGTATTTCTCATAGAAGTTGTCGTTTACATTCTGTCGGAATACAGCAGACTCAAAAACTATAGAAGGCTTGCCACTACTATGGATATAGTTGTAAAAGGGTTCTCGGAAAGGCTCTTTGATATGATAAGGATGCTGAATGTTTATTTGAACATATGCATCAGCATCAACGTGATTTTCCTTTTGATCAAAAGGAACTTCAGTAAAAGGTTCACATTTTGGGATCGGATGCTTATACATCTTCTTCCAGTCACTAAAGAAAACAATCTTTTTCATATCAACACATATCAAGTATTTTATTCTTACCCAAATGCTTACTGTGGATCTTGCATCCTATGAACTCATTATAGTAATCATCCCTCAAAAGTACATCAAAGTCAAACTGAAATTTGGCCTCGTAGTAAGTGCATTCACCTTTAGTGTTACACAATTTAAGAATGTCTCTACGAAAAGAATTACTACCTTGTTGTTCCACTAACAGCTTAACCTCTTCACTAGATCCATAATAATCCTGCCAATCAGACTCTTTGACAACGGTACGTTTTCTTTTCTTTCCTTTTAGAGGGGGCAGTTTCTT